TAGTCGCGGATGAGGGCGTCGGAGGCGGCGTCCTTGAAGATGCCGGAGCCCGTCACCCTGGCGTGCCTGGCACCGGCGCCGGCGAGCAGCTCGCGCCATTGGCCGGCGGATTCGGCGTGGGTAATATCCACGGTCTCGCTGTTGAAGGCGATGGCGCGGGAGCGCAGGCCGGCCACGGTTGTGAAGTTGCCGAGACCGTCGCTGTCGATCTTGAGAAGGAGGTCTTTGCCTTTCTGGGCGGACATGGGGGCTCCTTTGATGTCACGCCGGCTCCGTGAGGGCACGGAAGCGGGCGGTGCCGCGGACGGTCTCGCCGTCGGCGTCGCGGCGGATTTCGGAGTGCTCGTGACGGAGGTTGATGAGGCGATGGCCGGCGACAGCGAGCGGCTGGTCGTGCAGGGCGGCGCGGATGGCGCCAAGCACCTCGTGTGCCTGCTTCTTGCCCGCTGCCGCGGACCAGACGTGCACCGCGAAAACGTGCTCCGTGCCGTCCTCGCTGCCTGTCGACCAGTCCTGCGCCGTCATCCGGCCGAGGGAGACGTAGGGGAGCGGGGTGCCCTGAGGGACGTCGTCGAAGATGCGGCCGGGGCCGAGGAGCGCGGTGAGCTGGGCGTCGGCGCCGAGGGCGGCGAAGACGGCTTGCTGGAGGGGCCAGGTGGGCATGGCGGCTACAGCGGTGCGCCCCAGACGCGGCGGACAGCCCGCTCCAGGGCGTCGCGGCGCGCGTCGTCCTCGGCGGCGTGCTCGGAGGAGGAGACGGCTTCGAGCTCGTCCTCAAGCTCGCGCCGGAGGCGGGCGACGGTCTGGGAGGACAGGAGGTCGTCGCGGAGGTGCTGAACGAGGCGGCCGATGGGGCGGCCGATGGGGCGGATGGCGGCGGGTGTGGCGGTGGTTTTCACAGCGAGCGCTCCTCGCAGAGGCACGTGAGGTGGGTGCGGCGTGGGCTGTCGAGCACGGCGACGATCTCGTAGATGCGGGCGCCCTGGCGGAAGCGCATGGCGGGCGTGACGCCGGGGCGGTGGCGGATCGAGACCCGGTGGGTGAGGCGGCCGGCGACCTGATCGTGCCTGAGACGCTCGTCGCCGGTGATGGGGCGCACGTGCGCCCACAGCTCGGCCACTGTTTGCCAGGTGAGCGATGCACCGCCGCCGCCGTCGGGCGCGCGGACGGCCTGCTCCAGGGTGAGGCGGTCGCGGAGGGAGGCGATGTTCATGGTGAGATGGTGAGTGGTGAGATGGTGAGTGGTGAGATGGTGAGTGGTGAGATGGTGAGTGGTGAGATGGTGAGTGGCGAGTGGAGGCAGTAAGGCAGTAAGGCAGTAAGGCAGTAGTCTGTGTACGCGAGTGTAACGCGTGCTGCCCTGCTGCCCTGAGGTCAGACCCGCAGGGTCTGACCCCTACAGACGGGCCGCCCGATACGGGGCGAGCAGATCGGACACCATGTCGGGCAGGGGCGCCGGGTGCGCGCCTTCCTCGAGGGGAGAGCGGTGCTCGTACCAGTGGGCGACGAGAAGGAGCACGGCTTGGCGGATGGGGGCGGGCACGTCGGCTGCGGCGTTGCCGTAGCCGGCGGTGAAGGCGATCTCGATGCCGTTGGCGACGCGGCCCGGCCTGGTCCAGGGGACCGCGCCGTGGCGGATGAGGCGCGGCGGGGCGGCAGTGCCGTCGAGGAAATAGGTAGCGGGGTCGAGGGTGGCGGCGGTGCCGGCCTCGTCGTAGACGCGCACCGCATCGATGCTCTGGACCGGGCGCAGGGGCAGCCTGACGGCGTGGCCCGCCAGCCCCGGCGGCCAAGCGTCGATGTACCAGGACCAGCTTTGCGTGACGAGGGCGAGGCCGGCGACGGCCTCGACGTGGAGGCGCGAGGTGACGATGAGGCTCGCGATCAGCGTGTCCTCGGCAGTGTCGTCGACACGCAGGTGGGCCTTGGCCTCTGCGAGCGTGACGGGCTCGACGGCGGGGGCGGAGATGAGGATGAGGGGCATGTTTGGTGAGATGGTGAGTGGTGAGGTGGTCAGTTGAAAGAGCGAATAGGGAGTAGGGAGTAGGGAGTAGGGAATAGGGCCGTGCGGCTCCCTATTCGCTATTTGCTATTCGCTATTCGCTGCTTGGGGCGAGCGGGATCGGACGCGGGGAGGGGCACGCCGATCCCGCTCGCGTCGCCCTCACCCGCGGAGGGGGCACGCGGGCGGGGCGAAACGATCGCCACCCGTCATCCCGGCCGGAGCGATGCGAGCCAGCGGCGAGCAGCGATCCGAGCCGGGATCTCGTGAGAGGTGCGACTCGCCTCACGAGGTCCCGGATAGCCTCGCCTTCGGCTCGGCTTCCGGGATGACAGGTGAAGGGGGTTACACGCCGAAGCGCAGGAGCTTGATGGCGTCGAAGTCCTGCACGCCGCCGCCGACGCGCTTGGTCGTGTAGAACAGCACGTAGGGCTTGGAGCTGTAGGGATCGCGCAGCACCCGGATGCCGGCCCGGTCGACGATCAGGTAGCCTCGGCGGAAGTCGCCGAAGGCGACCGCGTGGCTGTCGGTGGCGATGTTGGGCATGTCCTCGGATTCGGCCACCGGGAACCCCATCAGCGTGGAGGCGTCGCCGGCCTTGGCGGCGGGCTGCCAGAGGTAGTTGCCGTCGCCGTCCTTCATCTTGCGGATCACGGCTTGCGTGGCTCGATTGAAGACGAAGGTGCCGTTGGCGCGATAGCCGGACTTCACGGTGTAGATGAGGTCGATCAGCTTGTCGCCGGGGTTGGTGGCGGGGAAGGCGCCGGCCGTGCCGGTCTTGATGTAGCCGATGTTGCCCCAGCTCCAGGTGGCGTTGTCCACCTTGGTGTAGTCGAGGAAGCCCTTGGGCCGCGCCGTGCCGTTACCGGTGACGAAGGCGGTGCCCTCCTGCTGGGCGAAGCTGCCCTGCACCTCGTCGGCGATCCACTCGTCGATGTCCACGGCGGCATCGTCGAGGAGGGCCGAGGTGGCGGCCGGCATGGCATAGAGCTCCATGGTGGGGAAGGCGAGCTCGGCCAGCGTGGGGGCGTTGGTCTCCGGGCGGGCGGCGGTCTCGGCGATCCAGCCTGCGGCGGCGTCGGTAATGGCGAACGGCTTCTTGTAGACGGAGCCGGAGACGCGCCGCACCTGGGCGATGGCGCGGATCGGCGAGACGTTGCGTACGCCGCGGTTGACGCGGCTCTCCAGCTCCTCGGTGACGAGAAAGCCGCCATCGGGGTCGGAGCCGACGGAGAGGGCCTTGGCTTCGAGGTCGCGCAGGCCCGTAGCGTCGCCGGAGCGGACGTAGGAGTCGAAGGCGGCCTTGTGCTGAAGGGCGGCGGCGGTGCGCGGGCCTTGGCTCGTCGGGCCGCCGAGGTGGGGGCGTGCGGCCTTGAGCGCAAGGTCGTCGACGACGCGCCTGGTCTCGTCGACGGTGCGGTTGAGGCGGTCCACCTTCTCGGTGGTGACGATGTCGGCGGAGGCGCGCCGCTCCAGCTGGGAGAGGCGCTCGTCGTTGCCTTCCTTGAAGGCCTCGAAGGCGCGCATGAAGTCGCCGAAGGCGGATTCGAGGGAGTCGGTCGGCATGCGGGGTTTCCTTTCGGGGGCGGTGGTGTGAGATGGGCGAATAGCGAATAGGGAATAGGGAATAGGGAGTAGGGAGTAGACGGGCGGTGTGCCCCTATTCGCTATTCGCTATTCGCTTTGTCGTCGCGAGATGCAGCCGGTGCGTGGCGGCGCCGACCGCGGCCAGCAGGCGATGCTCCGCGTCCGACTTGACGTGGGCAACGCGCGCCTCGGGGAGCAGTGGGAAGGTGACGATGGAGATCTCCCAGAGGTCGATCCTGGCGAGGCGTCGGATGCCGGTCTTGGCGTCGCGCTTGCCAGTGACGGCGCGGAAGCCGATGGAGAGGCCGTCCAGCGCGCCGGCCCGCATGAGGGCCAGAACCTCGCGGGCGCGGGCGACGGCGAGCATCAGGCGGCCGCGGACGAGGAGGCCGCGGGAGTCCTCCTTGAGGGACTCCCAGATGCCGATGGGCTCGGCGGGGTTATGCTGGTAGAGCAGCTTGATGCCGGCGGGGCCGCGCTCTCTCAGGCTGTCGCGGAAGGCACCGGGGAGGACGATGTCGCGGCCCATGTCCTCCGTGTCGAATAGGCTGGCGTAGCCGGAGAAGGTGCCGTCGGGCTCGACGCGTTTCAGGTCGAGGGGGGTGAATTTGTGCTCGTGAGGCATGTGGTCTCCACCGTACAAAAGAGGGGAGTAGGGAATAGGGAGTGGGGAGTAGGGACGCTGTCGGATGAATGGCTGCCCTACTCCCTACTCCCTATTCCCCTGGGGTCAGACCCGCAGGGTCTGACCCCATTGGGCTGTAGCCGACGGCGGCGCGCTTCTCGTCCTCGGTGAGGAAGGTGGCGGCGTCGATGCGGGACCAGAGGGCCTCGCGCTCGGTGCTCAGGGCCTCGATGGCGTCGAGGTCAGGGCGCAGCTCAAGCGTGGTGGCGTAGGCGGGGGAGAGCCAGGTCGAAAGAGACTTGGCGGTGCGGCTCGCCAGGGGGAGGACGGTGGAGCGCCAGAAGGTGCGGGTGGCTTCCTGGTAGTTGGAGTAGGTGTTGTCGCCGGGGATGCCCAGCAGCATCGGTGGAACGCCCAGGGCGAGGGCGATCTCGCGGGCGGCGACGTGCTTGGCCTCGATGAAGTCCATGTCCTTGGGGGAGAGCGACATGGACTTCCAGTCGAGGCCCCCTTCCAGCAGCAGCGGTCGGCCGGCGCGGGCGGCACCCTGGAAGCCCTGCTCCAGCTCGGCCTTGAGGCGGTCGTACTGCTCCACCGTGAGGTTGCCGTCGCGGGCGGTGTAGACGAGGGCGCCGGATGGCCGCGCGGAGTTGTCGAGCAGCGCCTTGTTCCAGCGCGAGGCGGTGTTGTGGATGTCT